GGTTGAAGGTCGTGAGCACCTTCACCACGTTGGCGAATTGATTCGACGGGTTGACGGGCGGGAACGCCTTCATCCAATACATCCATCTGATAAACAAATTTCTGTTGTTCAGGATGTACAGGTTGCCCGTGGGCGCCGCGTAGTCCCACGCGATCGGGATGTCCTTGAACTGCAGCTTCGGCCCCGCAAAGCCCGACACGCCCGTGTCGCTCGTGCTCGCGCGGTCGTAGCGTTCCTGCGCCGTGAGCAACGACTCGTAGCCTTCGACGACGGTGCGCGTGCTGACGGCAAACGTCGGGAGCTGCATCCCGACGCCCGACGAGCACAGGTTGTAAATCGAGCGCATCGCCGACTTCAGGTTGTCGAACGCCGTCGCGGTGAGCGCGCCCGACGCCTGCTGGTTGCGCCAGAAACTGTACGTCGCGCGGTTGATGGCGCCGACGGTGCCGGTCGTCGGCGTCGTCGAGACGAGGTACTGCAGGCCGCCGGCGTCCTTGCTGGAGTTGCCGGTGCCGTCCGAGAAGAGCTGATCGTTGATGCTCTTCTTCATCGAGTTGTTCAGGTTCTCGATCTTGGCGGCCTCGAGGTCGAACTTCCCGGCGGCGCCTTCGGTCGCGCCCTTCTCGAACTCGGAGATGACGATGTCGCCGCCCGAGTGTTTCCAGGCGTACTCGTAGCGATCGAACACGTCGATGCGGGTCGTGTCGAGCGTTTCGAGTTCCGACATCGACTTGACGGTGGTGTTGACCTGGTACTCGATGGTGCCGGTGATCGGGTCGCCGGCGCCTTTCTGAAACGAGTTCCCCTGTTTCAGGTTGTCGAGCAGCCAGAAGTACTGGAACACCTGGTCGGCCGGATCGGTCTTGACGTAGTCCTCCCACGCGGCGGCGACGAGCTGGCCATCATTCGGTACGGGCATCGGGATCCCTCGTTACGTCGCGCGCGACTCGGCCATCTGCCGCATCCGCTGGGCCAGGCCCTTGACGTCGCCCTGTTTGATGTCGGGCGGGCGGGGCTGACCGGCGTGTTGCGTCGGGTGGACCGAGCCAGCCGCGGCGGTGGCTTTGCGTTGCAAATCGGTCAGGACTTTGGATTCCGAACGGCGCCCGAGCGTCGGGAAGACCGCGTCGCGCAGGACGTGGTTGTAGGCTTCGTACAGCACCGCCTTGGCCCCGTCCCGTTCGACGATGGACGGGTCGGCCTCGAGGAGCGCCAGCATCCGGTCGCGGATGGCGTCTTCGTGCTCCGCGAAGTGCGGCAAGTCGCGCGCGGCGGTCAGGATGGTCGTGGCCTGGCCGGACGCTTCGTGCCGGAGCTGCGCCTGCTGCCGCGCCTGCTGTTCGGTCTGGACAAAGCCGAAGACCGGGGCGAGCTCCTCGTGGAGCGCGGCGCGGAGTTTCGCTTCGCGCCGCTGCCAGAGTTGCTGCAGGGTCTTGTCGGAGTAGGTCTTATAGCGGCCATCCTCCGAGACGAGATCCGGCTCCGGATCGGCATCCGGCGCCCCGCCCCCTCCCAGTTCGCGGCCCAGGTCGGTATTGAAGGCGCGGGGATCGGCGCGGAGGCGCTGCAGCAGCGTGACGGCGGCCTGCACGTCGGCGGGCTGGAAGCCCTGCGGCACGACTTGCTGGACCCACGCATACTGGCGCTCCACGTCGGCCCGCGCATTCCGCACGGCGGCCTGGATGCGATGTTCGGGCGCCTCGCCCCCGGCGCCGGACGGTCGTGTCGTGACCGCGGCCGGCGCACCTGGGGTGCCCGGCGCCGGGGGGGTGCCCGGCGCCGCCGGGCTGGCTGCGGGTGACGAGTCCGCAGAGACTTTCTCGAGCGACGCCAGCGCCGACGGCGCCGCCGAGGGCGACGCGCCGGTGTCTGGCGTGCTGGAAGTCCCGTTCTCGATGCCGTCGTCCATCGTGCTCACTCCGCGCCCTGTCTCGCCCGGGCGCCCCCTCGCTTACGGTCGCAGCTTCGGATCCGGCGGCGGCACCCACAGGCGCCCGCACGCCCCGCACACGATGCGCCCACTGGGCGGCGTCACCCACGCCGTCTGGCCGCAGCGGCAGGGGCCGGTCGGGGTCATGACGCGGTCCGCATCCACGCCGGCATGGCGGCGCGATATTCGCGACACCCGCAGGCCACCGAGAACACGTCATCGCTGCCGGCATTCGCGCCCTGTAGCGCCTGGTCGCAGCGTTGACAGACGACCGCGAACCCATGCCGCTGCGCGACGTCGTGAAAGCCGGCCATCCGCGCCATCTCGTCCGACGAGAGCGCGACGACGCCGCGTTCGCGCGGCAGCGGCGGCAGGCCGGCGGGGAGCCAGAGGTTAGCCATGACGGGCCCTCAACGCCGACGCTTCGGCTGGCGACAACACCGTCTCGAAGCGGTTGACAAAGGTGCGATCGAACCACGCGGCGGCGTCCGTCGTCGTCGCCCGCGCCTCGCCTTGCCGCGCCACTAGGGCGCGTGCGTTCGCGAGCGTCTGCGGGTCGATGGCTTTCGACCAGTCGGTGGTGTGCGGCGACTTGTCGGTACCGGGCACCGGAACGTGCCGCACCATCGGCTGCAGGCCGCGGGCCTTCGCGAGGCGCAGCCGTTCGGACTCTGAATAGACCTTCACCGGGTGCGGGCCGAGGTTTTCGATCCACAGACCGCCGGGATACTCATCGGTCAGCAGCGTCCCGGCGCCCTTGCCGTGCGGACAGCCCGGCCAGTCGCCGGTCACGCGCAGCGCCCCGCAGCCGGTGCAGCGATTGGTCGTGTAATCGATGGCGTAGAACATCACTGCACCGTCGTCTGGGTCGGGGGCGTCGGCGCCGGCCCGCCCTGCTGGTCGTCGCGATGGTTCGTGGCACCGGGGGCGTTTTCGCGCCCGCCACTCTTCGCCGCGTCGTGATCGTTGACGCTCGCGCCCGGCCCGCCGTGCGGCGGCTGCTGCGCCATGAGTTCCGGCTGCAGGACGATCTGCGACGGGTCGTAGCCGAACTGCCGCGCCAGGCGCTTCAACACCGCCGTGCGGTTGACGAGCGGATCGCGCGCGACGAGGTTGTAAAAGTTCAGGTTCTGTTGCCGGTCGCGCGCCGTGTCGATGCGGAGCTGCGAATCGGGCGCGATGTCGTACATGTATTGGCCGGCGATGATCTGGTTGTTCCAGAGCGCCACTTTCTTGGCGCCGCCGGGGCCGGTGATGTGGACGTAGTCGTCCTCGGTGGCGTAGCGCATCAACAGGCTGTCGATCTTGCGGGCGCCGGCGAGAAAGAAGTCGATCACGCGGCTCTGTTCCTTCTCGGCGCGGCTGGCGACGGCCGACTGCACCGAGGCGATCTCGGTGGCGGTGCGGACGGTGTCTTCCGACGCGCCCGCGCTGTTCGCACTAATCCCCAGCGTTTCGTCGAGCGTCTGCTTCTGTGTCTGGACGGTGCGGTAGTCGTCGGGCGTCGCGTGGACCTGGGCGGTCTGCGCGACGACGGCCGCCACGCCTTTCTCCAGCCGCCCTTCCTGCACCTTGATGTAGTCGCCGACGTCGGCGTTCTTCAAACTGTCGATTTCGCCATCCTCAAAGATGCCGGGGTCGACGAGGTACTTGCCGATGGCCGCGTCGCGCAGTTTCACCGACTGCCGCAGATGCGTGTTGATCTGCTTCACCAGGCTGTTGGTGAAGGCCGCGTCCGACGGCGGGAACGGCGAGTCGGCGAGGTCGCGAATCACCAGCACCGTGATCGGGAAGCCGATGAGCGAGTCTTCCGTCAGCTTGCCCTGTTCATCGAACGACTGATCGGGCGACGGGCGCCAGACGACGGGCCGGTCGTTGATGCCGTCGATGAACACCAGATGGTTCATCGCCTGCGGGTGGACTTCGTCGGTGAAGAGCGACGCTTTGCAGAAGATTTCGCGCCCGCGCACGAGGCCGGGGCGATGGTCTTCGTTGCTGTGCTGATCTTCGTCGTAGGTCGCGCGCAGATCGTCCGTCGTGGCCTTCCCGACCTCGTCTTCGCTCAGGCCGAACCGCGCCATCGCCTGTTTCGGGCGCATGTAGAACGTGTGGCCGAGCCACGCCGCGTCCTCGTCGAAGCGCGTCGAATGGAGGTCGCCGGCGCAGAGAAACTTCTTCGGGCTGATGCGCCGCCAGTACCAGTCTTCATGGACGGGGACCGGGATCGTCTCGAGGACGGGGGTGCCGGTCATGGGGTCGGTGACCGGCACCATCGGGGGCGGGACGCCGGGTTGCGGCGGCTGCAGCGGATTGAACGGCGCCGGCTGCAGCTTCGGGCGCTGCATCGGTTTCAGGGTGACGTCGTACCCGAGTTTCGCGACGCCGAGGCCGGTCCACGCCAGCACGTCGAACAGGAGCTCGTCCATCAGCCGCGTGACGTTGATGCCGTCGCGCCCGAGCGTGTGATTGAGCACTTCCTGCTTGATCGTGACGATGTCTTCCATCGTCAGCAGCACGGCCTGGCCGGTCTGCGGATCCACCGACTGCTGCGTCACCAGGCCGACGCCGGCGGGCGTCAACTGCAGTTCCGGGTTGCGGTAAAACAACTGCCCGAGCTTCGTATGGACGTTGCGAAAATGCAGATTGCTTTTGACATCCTCGGCGTCGCCGGTCGATTTCACGGTGGGCAGGTATTCCTTGATCAGCACGTCCCACTTGTCGGCGTAGGCTTTCGTCCGCGCCTCGGCGTTCTGGATCCGCTGGATCCACTCGCTGACGTCGTCCTCCGACATCGGGAGCGTGACGAGCGTGGTCGGATCCGCGCCGGCCGCGACGGACACGCTGACATCGCCCGGCGCATCGGGCGGCAGCAGCGATCGCGGCGTCAACGGGGTGGACTCGTCGGCCATCGCTCCTCTGGCAAAAGCAGGCGAGATCCCAACAAAAAAAGCCGCGTGCCCGGCACTCCCAGTGCGGGCACACGGCTCTCTCCGTGCGATCTCTCCTGTCGTGGGTGCCCGCTGAGAGCGGCGGGTGTCGGACGGGAAGCTACTCCGTCCCTAGCACCTACGGGATGTCAAAAATTTCTCGTCGCAAGTTACGTGAGTCGCGCGCGACTGTCAATGACGACGTGGATCAGCGATGATTCGGACCCACGCCCCCTCGGTCCCGAACCGAGCCGTTTACCTTCCGCTTCGGCTTCGGCGCGTTCTTCGGGCACTTCGGATTCGCACACGCCCAGGCCGTCGGGCAGATCGTGTGGCCGCACTTGCGGCACTTCGGCGGATTCAGGAAGCGCCATTCGCTGATCATCGCTTACGCGACCATCCCCGCGGGGCGCACGCCCCGGTGTTTCTGCAGTTCCTTGATCAGCGCCGCCGGACTGTTCGCCGGAATCACCGCCGGCCGCGTCCGGAAGACGGTGGGGGTCGGCCTGTCCATAACTCCATAACGGTTGCAATCGGCCGCGTGGTCCTCGCCGCTCGTGTCGACGTCGTCGGCATCGCTGCGGTCACGCACGAGGCCCGGAATCGTCCGAATCGCGTACGCGCACCGTGGGTGATACAGGATCCACGGGTGGCCGTCGGGCGCCGGGCGGAACCAGTGCCGCAGCCGCCCCCACCCCATCACGCGCTCGTTGTCGCCCTTCCGCAGCGGCACGCCCTGGCGCGCGAACGTCTCCGCGTACGACTCGCCACTGTGCCCGTCGCCCGAAAACATGCTCGGATCGGCGATCGTCTTCGTCACCCGCGTCGCGCGGGCGAGCGGGAGCACGTCTTCGCGCGTATACCGCTGGATGTGCCGCGCCACCTCGCTCGCGACCAGCTTCTGCCGCGCCGCCTTGCCGTTGAACTTCCATTCGTAGAAGACATACAGCCGCCCGTTCGGCAAACACGCCACCCAGTGGCAGACGCCGGGGTGCGGGTCGTAGCCCCAGTCAATCCACCGCTCGATCTTGCACCCCGGCGGGATCTCGAGCGTCTGGACGTGCGTCGCGGCTGAAAATTCCGGGAAAAACTGCCCGGCGAGCGCCGACCAGTCGCCGTGCAGCAGTTGCCGCCGCCGTTCGTCGTCGTACGCGTACAAGCGATCCTCGTACGTCGTGTACGTGCCGTCCGGATCCATCAGATACGGGTTGTCATAGAGCATCGCCGGCAAAAAGGCGTACGCCTCCGGCTTGTAGCGCGGATGTTCGTCGCGCTCGACCGTCCGATCGATGAACCACCGCTTGATCCACAGCGTATGCGCCCCGCCGGGGTTGCTCGTCCCGATCAGCCGCGCCACGAGGCCCGGTTTCGTGCTCCGCAACCGCCCCGCGACGCCGACAATCTGCGATTGCTCGAACGTCGACATCTCGTCGGGGTAAAACGCATCGTATTCGTCGCCCAAATACGCCTCTTCGTCCCCGACGCGCTGGCAATGGCCGAACACAATCTTCGCTTCCTGGCCTTTCGGGTGCCCGGTGAACACGATTTCGTGCGTCGACTCCATGAAGCGCATCACTTCGGTGTCGAGAAAGGCATTGATGCGGGCGCACTCGCTGCGGGCCTTGTCCAAGTGGTTCCGCCGGAGCTGCTCGAGCTCGCGGCGCATGACGATGGCTCTGAATCCGGGAATCGCCAGCGCGTGCCGGTAGGCATCCCACCGCGCCGCGTGTGATTTCATCCCGCCAGCGGCCCCCCCGTACAGCACGTTCGGCACTTTCGACGCGTGCAGGGCCACCGCCTGCGGCCCGGGCAAATAAAACCACGTCAGGCGGTCGGTTTCGCGCCGCTTCAGCCCGACGCCGTACTGGTAGCGGTCGACATACAGGTACCGCGTCGCCTGCGCCGGCGTCCACTGGTGCAGCGCCGGATAGCGGTTGTGCTCGAGCAGCCACTGCCGCCAGTCGTCCCGCGTCCACGCCTCCACCGCCGGCCAGGTGTCGCCCTGCAACGGCCTAAATTGGACTTGGTCCATCATCGAACCGTTCATCGCTCGCCACGAGCGTCGCTATCCAGTCGGCCTCCGACCCGCCGATCCGTTTCAGGGCCATCGTGTGGTCACGGGTCCACCATTCCGCGCAGCCGACCGGATACTCCGTAAGGCTCGTCCCACTCACGTCGGTAATGTCAAATGTTGCGGCGGTCTGCGGCTGTCTGCGGACGTGTGCGGCGATCCGAGGCGTACGGCGGCGGCGAGCCCAGGGGGTCGCGGACGGTGGAGGGCACACCGCGGGATGGTTGTCAATTGGGATTATCGGGACTGGTGCTCGGTTGTGTTCGGTTGTGTTCGGGTTCAACGAACGGGCGCACCCGCCGACTGGGGCCGCCGGACCCTGGACGCTCGCTAGCAGATCGCGGGCGAGCTGCAGCACCTCCCGCCACAACGCCTCCTCGCTGCGTAACTCCCCCGCAAACCGCGCCGAGGCGACGAGGTAACTCTCCATCTCGTCCTCCCGTCAGCAGGCGCCCTTCCCCTTCGTCAGCCGCGCCATCAGCCCCGCATACCCCGCCGGCTTCTTACCGGGCGAGGAGCGGCTCATCGCCGTCGCCGCCTTCGGGCCCGGCTTCGAGGGCTTCCCGGGTTTCACTTTGATCTCCACGGTCGCCATGCGTCACCCCCACGTCAATCACCGCCCCCGCCTGCGCCGCCCCCAGCGACCCGATCGACACCGACACAAACAACCCCGTCCCCCCGTCCCCGCTCTGCTTCACCACCGGCGCCAGCACCCCGATGTTCGGCCGCGACAACACGTCAATCAGCTCCGCCGGCTTCCCCTCACTCACCACCCGCTTCGCCATCTCGTACGCGTGCGCCTTGAAATGCCACGTCGCCGCCTTCACCGTCGGCCGCCGATACGGCCCCAGAATCCGCCAGATCGTCGCCTCGTGGCACCCATACCGCACCGCTAACGCCCGCACCGCCTGCGTCGGCTCCCGCCCCCGATCAATCTGCCGCAACAACGTCACCAACGCCGCCTGCTTCGTTTCCTTCGACAGCTTCGGCCCTAACCCCCCATGCCCCGGCGGCATCGGGTTGTGCGGATCCGCCACGCGGCTGTGCCGGCTCTTCACCGTCCGCGGATACTGCTTCGACGTCCGCTTCCGCGGCCGCGGCGGCGCGGTCGGCGATTTCTCAGGCATCCGGCCCCCCAGACCGCCGCCACGCCCCCGCACAGACGAGCGCCCACACCGCCGCCACCTCACGACGCAGCGACGCGATCGACGCCTGGAGGCCCTGCAGCGCCGCCACAAGGGCCACCCAGCCCGACGCGTCGACCGCCGCGCCCGTCAGCTCACCAGGCATTCGAAAACCTGCTGAAAATTCGGCGGGCGCACCGGGCCGACCTTCGCCGGGACGCCGGGATTCCGGCCCCGGCCTGGCGGCGACGGGCTCCCCCTGTGAGGGCTGGCGTGCCTTGGCCCCGTTCTTGTTAACTCCCCTATTTGCAATAACTTGCAAGTTAACATAATCCTACATATCGGACACGGTGGTATTCGTTGGACATTCCCGAGGCTTTCGCCGGGGTGCGGGTTTGTAGGGGGCGAAAGTGGGCGGTTGGATCAGCCTCGAGCACCTGGCGCCCGCTCGCCGGCAGCCGTCCTTCAGTGCGCCTTTCCGGGTTCGGCCGGAGTTTGCGGCGGGATCGGCGGGCGTACGGGCCGCGACCTATCGACGAGCGCTGGGCGCTTTCGCAGATCTGCGTAGTCGGCATCGCGTGTGCGTGCTGAATAGAGCAGGCTGACAATGCGCCTTCTGGCGGTCGGCTGTCAACGGTCGCGGGTACGTGTACGGACGATACCCGCGGGTAACGTATCTCCTGTACGGCCGGTCCCCGACCACGAACGTTACCGTTACCCCTAAAGGGGGGTAACGGGTAACGTTCGTTGGGAACGGTGCCCGGTACTGTTCGGTAACGTTCGGTAACGTTCGGTAACCGTGGGTGGTGTTCACGACATCGTGCCGTTGAGGGCGGCGCGGCCGGCGTCGGTGAGGGTGAAGGGCTCGCCGCGTTTGCCGGCGAGGGCCAGGTGCTGGCGCAGGAGGCGGGCGACGGCGTCGCTGACGTGGCCGGTGCGCTGGCCGACATAGGGCCGGAGCCGCGCGATACTCGTGGCGGCCGGGTAGTCGCGCATGGCGCGGAGGACGGCGAGGTCGGCCGCGCGGTCGGTGGCGGCTTGCGCGGCCCGGTCGGCGGTCGCGCGGTCGTCCTGGGTGCGCGGGTCGCGGGCGATGAGGCACGTCGTCACCGGGTCGTAGCGGCCCGGCTCCGTTTCGAGGATCTCGACGCGCCGCCGGAGCAGGTGCAGCGGCGCCGGCCGCTCCGCATCGCGCACCTTCAAGGCCGTGAGCGTGAGTTCGGCGGTGCCGGTCGCCCGGTCGTAGTCGC